TCGGGAAGAGGTGGCCGAATGGTATGGATCCATGGTATATATCATGCTTAGATAGGATCGAAGAATTAATATTTAATACTTGGATAGAATTGGGCGATGAAGTTCTAAAGTGGTATAACGGGATTTTGTCAGGTTGGAAGTTTACCTCTATGTTTGATACGATCGCAAACGTTGCTCAAGCATATGCCGTGGCCGATTTGTATGACTTACCAGACCCAGACTGCATGGGCATGGGCGATGATTATATTGAAGTGGCGGACTCTATAGGTACTAGTATAGCAAGAATGGAAGGCATGGTTAAAAATGGCTTTGATATAAAACCAGGTGATAGTACAATGGGGGACCAAGGCGAGTTTATTAGATATGTGATTGGTAAGGGTTGCATATTCGGGTATCCAGTTAGGGCTATTTCGTCGTATATTTGGAAATCAGAAGTAGCGGAGTACAAGACCATTGGATTGGGCAACATGTCGGAGGTGTTAACTCAGTACAATGTGTCGGTTGGTAGAGGTTTGGACCCAGATAAGGCGTTTGAGATCTGTAAACGTGGATTGTTCAGCATCTGGGGTGACTTGCCTAACGATCCGATATCTTGGGCGGCTTCCCCGGCTTCTACAGGGGGTGGAGGTATGTGGGAGTGGAGCGGACTCTTCAATTACGTAGAATGGGAGAGAGTCGACGATAAGCGTGAGAAGGAGGAGGTTGCAATGGGCATCTCTAATGAAGTCACTGGACGACTGCTGGACAGTGGTTTGCAGATGAGAGACATAGTAGAATCTGCGCAGGCAGTTGCCACGATTAGGGGTTTGCATAGTTGGGTTAGGAAAGGTGAGATAAGAAAATCACGTCGTATTGTAAAGTCCCACCTACCTATAGGCAAATCCGATAGACCATCATACCCGTTACACCCAGGTTGGAATTATAGAGATGTTGTCTCTTTTGCTTGGGATAAAGTGGTCGCTAGGCACGTCGACGATAGGGATTGGGACTGGATTAAGAGTAAATTCGATGACGATGGCGCATCAATCAATTTGCTCAACATTTTGTTGGCAAAGTCGAATTATAGGTGCGTAAAAGCATGGTTGTTGGGTAGGTTACCTTTTTCGTCGCCTAGATATTCGAAATACAATCCAGTAGTCATATCACAGACCCACCAGTTCTACGTCAATTGGGCGTGGACGAATGTTTTGACGCATAGTCACATAAGATGGTCGTTGCTATTGGAGTACGCAGTGGGCGCAGAATGCGGCACATATCTCAATTTGCAGACATCTCATTTTCCTTTATCTAATTGGGGACCATAACTGGTCTCCTGTTTTGGGCAACATGTTTCGACAAGGGCTTCACAAACCCTCCCATGTGAGTGATATCTTACTCCCACGTCCTACAATCAGACGTGGAAAGCGATTGACCACGCTTGGAAGAGGATGTCAATGTGATTGTATTTTT